CCTGTCTCTCTTTTTCATCGTCTAGTATCCCGGAGTGGGCTTAATAGTGCGCCCATTGATGCCAAACCTAGGAAAAGTTTAGGTTCAGCTCGACAAAAGACTTCCATCTTTCGCCGAATTCAGGGTTTACACCCTGATCGTCGAAGATATAGTCCCAACGCGAACTATACCTCGACTTAATTTGGGTAGATTGTCGATACGAAGATCTAATGACAATCTGGCCCAACCTAAGTGTACCAGCTATAGATGCTAGCAATATCGCAGGGTGGTTATCAAGCCAACCGCGAATCTTGGGTCGCACTGATTGGATATCGGTCACATCGTAAGAAGGCGTACGAACTTTAAGATAACGGTACAAAATACCGCCAGTCCTAGGGTCCGTCCGTCTCTTGCGAAGAAAGCGAAGTGGGACCTTAACACCCGCATCGTCCATCTCATCGAAGGGTATAGGCATAAGCCTAAGTCCCTTCAATAGGAACTGGACGGTGCGAGTTAAGGGTATACCCCACTTCGCCGACCAAACATTCAACCGGTTGATCGCTGAGTACACGTCGCCTGTGTGTTTGAGGGTCTGAATATAAACCCCCCGCACATTGTCGCCGCACCAGTAGTCACGGCCACACGACTCACGGAAAAAGCCCTCGTTAAAGGACTTGTTTACGTTAACGCTAAAGCCACAGATTGACAGCATTCTGCACGTAAGGTCATAAGCCTTACGAACAACAATGATGTCATCGCCAAAAACGGCGAAGTTGCCAAGCGACTGCCTAAAGGGCCTATCCAAATCAATGGATAATGCACGATAGACACCGTAAACTAAGCTGCTGAAAAGCAGGGTCTGGAGTGGGAACGTATAAGCATTTCCCATTGAAGACACCATATGCAACTCCACCTTGGCTCCACCTGGAAGGGTGGTTACTGGCGAGCGAGCTAACTCAAGCATGTTTACAACATGCCTGGGAAACATCTCGCGTACCAAACCAAGTGACATCGAGTCTGAAGCGGACGATAAGTCGATAGTACCAAACGTATCGTCTTTGGACCCGAGCCGAGCTAGGATTCGGTTCTTATCGGGCTGCACTTTCAGGTCAATTCCAAGCACCTGTTGGAGCCGCTCTTCAAGAACCTTTCCTATACCCTTCTGAAACAACATGTTACAGACGGGCTCGGTACATATGGTTCTGCTTATTTCCGTAGTCTTAGGTACAAAGCTTAAGCGACTTCCTGGAACTATATCACAACCTCGATCCACTAGTCGGATAGACTCAACGTCCGACCAGATGGGGTCCGAAGATATAGCCTGCATGTATAAATAATGCAGAGCAGTACTTGTTGCCGCCATACGGGAAGTACCGACTTTAGAATAAAAGTCAGTACTGTAGCTCCCTATGTTGGCTCCGTTACCTAAACCAAAGCGATCAGTAACTTGCCCGAGAGTCAAAACCATCATCTCCGAATCAACGGAGGTATTGGTTTGATCATCAGGAAAGAAGAAGCGATAGATGAAATCTTTCGCTTCGCCGAGAGCAATGGTTTCGATTTCGGTCATGCTGGAAGTAGCCATGGTGAATTCAGAACAGCTCTTGTTGATCTTTAAGAACAACTCGAGAGCGTTTGCATCAGCTTGTGAAGTTTTCGTATCCTGATATTTCTTCAGGAGCGATTTCCTCAGGCTCTGCATCGCCACGGTTCGCGAATCCACACTTGGATAGGGATTTATCGTCCCATTCCAACCAGCACAAAACAAATCTGCTTCTAGGAGAACTGGCAGACAGCCAGCGTAATCACGCATGGTAGCTCCTTGTTCATAGAATTTTAGAACGTTCGAGACGCGTTAACTACCTCTTTGCTGGTCCTCTATCTCAATTTCAGATGATGCCAGAGACAACTGAGTCTCCAGCACCGGCCGATTGTTGAGACATAGCACCAAAGTGCATCGAGAGAGCTGCGCGAATGTTGGCAGCGTCAGCCGTATCGGAACCTGCAGGCACGTCGATAATCGTCGTGATCTGAAGGTTAGCGAAAGGTTGACCTGCCAACGGCGTAACACCCTTGCGGGTGATACACTTGAACGTATTTCTAGGAACATCCTTAATCACCCCCGTCGTCGGATTGGGTTTCCCAAGATTTCGGAAAACCTTAGGCCGGATGAAGGTATGGGTGAAAGGAGCAGCTACTGAGTGAGTGGTAACGCCGGTTTGCGTCCCGCCCAACGCCGTGACAGCTACCTGTTTCCCGTTATTATCGGGAGCGAGGTCGCTGGTAAGCGTATAGGTAGGGGAAGTCAAGCCAGTTTGCGCTGCACCCGTTACGGGCGATGAGACTGTATATGTCATGAATAATAATCCTCGATATCAGGGTCGACCACCAAAACGGTAGTGTCTACCTGGTTCTTGGGGATGCAGAATACGACTGGCACCTAGCAGAGCGGCAATGTTACCTAGTTGACCGTCTGACAGATCCCACGAGGCCTGATACTGGGGTAAAGAAATCCCAGAATTAGGCGAACGGGAGACGTTTCTGCGCGTATAACGGCACGAACCTCCGCTACCGTAGGCACTAACTAACTTTCCGTTATTGAAAGCCCATGCAGTCCGTGCAGTCTCTTTGGCGTCCAGGAGAAACTTCGCCTGGTGATCGACAAAGGAGATTTGCGTGCGGTTTACATAGGCAACATTCGCGGAAGAGGTGCAGCTAGCGCTTATTATATCACCAATATTGGTGAAGTAGTCGATCATGAAGCTCCAGGGTAGTAATTCCCAAAGCGCTGGAACGAACTCTCTAGGTGTAAAACCAAAGAGGGCCCAATTTTGCCAGCGTGGAGCTTCAACTCGAGCAGTTACCTTTCCTTTGTACCGTACAGCAATATGTTCATAGAGACGGGCGTCGGCGTAGAAAGTACAGCCTCCGTTTATCTTTCTGGAAATATTGCCCTCCCATGAGCCGTCAAGCTCACGAGAGCGGTCGTAGGATTTCTTCATGCCTGCACTAATAATCTTAGAGCGGGGCTTTTCGGAAATTCTACTATAGGCTTTCACAGCATCTTTACAATCATTGATGAGTGGAAGCCACCCAAAGGAATGCTCGAGCCAAGTGTCTGCAACGCTCTTGCTCCAGTGCTTCGGATTGGCTCGCTTTCTTTTATATAGCTCGCCTAGATATCCGTTTGCACTTTCCCAAAGAGCCTTAGCAGGCTTGTGAAGCATTCGCGCGGTTTCACGTAATTCTCCAAGAACGACAAGCCCAGAAAACTGGGTATTGACGTCTCGGAGTCTAGCGTAAAAACGAGCTCGTGCTAGGTTATCAACAAAAGTAGGAGAGACCGATGAGTTCCGATACTGTCGGGTGAAGTCGGTATTGTGCATTACAATATCGCCTCCATTCCTATGTATCGCCCATTGGCTGGTGACGCCATTGTTATTACTTTTAACAAATGCGTCAGCCGGTTCCCCCTCGGTGGTATCCCAATTGGCTACCATGGCGGTTGTTGCATTTCCGCCGTCTTCGATGATCTTATGCCAGTTGTGTAACCGAGTACCGGTCCTATTGCGCGTTGCGACGATAGTAGAACTATGCGTCACAGGCTCAAACAGACCAGTATAAAGTTCACGACTACCACTAGATCTAGAAGGGAAGCTAGTAGATATATCACGAGTGGGCATCCTTACTTTCCCGTCTGAGGGGCCATCACTTTGTCCTCAGCGGCCTGCAATGCGAGTTCCCTCGCAGCAACTACGCCGTTAACTTTGGAAACCAAGTTGGCTTCCGCTCCTGAGTACATGGTATATGCGCCACCGCCGAAAAGACTGACGGCCGCGCATACAGCCATAGTCCTCTTGAACGAATCCAACATGGTTTATCCTAAGTTAGGTTGCAGGGTGTTTGGAAGAAGTTTCATCAAATCCTCAACTTTAATGGATCTAAAACCGATAAATGTGGCATCTCCAGTATAATCCCTTACAATATCTTCCACGAGATCCAAAATCGCTAGGGAAATCCCGAGCGACTCAGGGTCGATCATGATAACATCCAACCTCTTATTAAGAGGAAAGGTGAAATCACCGTGAGAGGTATGTAGGATCACTGAAGGTTCCATATTTAATTCCTCGGTTTAGGTTCATCAAGAGGTCATATGGCAACTAACCATATGTCCGGACGATGAATCCGGATAAGAGGGGCCCTTTCGGG